GTTACATACTGTTAATGCTGGTTCCGCCACTCTGGATTCTCAATCGTATTATCCAGTTAATGGTGGTATTTCTATGTATAGTTATGCTACTGATCATGCTGTATTTCAAGTGAATAATAAGCTTGGTATAGGTACCTATATGTTTGGTATTCGTTGTATTAGTAAAAATACTGGTGGTTCCATCCAGTGGAGTGGGGCTGCTCCCGCTTGTGGTAATGGTGCGAGTTTACTCACAACATTTTCGACAACTGGCTCTGGGCTGAATCTAGCCTGGGGCACCACTGGTGCCAATGCTTGGTATGTTGAGAACGGTAGTACGATAAATACTCATACGGGTATGGGTCTTATTGCTATTGTCAATTTCCCTGCTGTTGGCTCGAATGTGAATTTTCAATACGCATTCGATGCTGCGAACACGACATATACAGATATAGTGTTTGCTCCTTGGAATTATCCAGCAATATCTAAGCCACTCAGTGAGAAAGCACAACTTAAGAACCAGCTTAATGATATCATTAAGCAATTAAGTGTTCTTAAGTCTCCTGAGCCAACAGTTGATGTGCCATCATCCAAGAATGAACTTGGTGGTGAATGTAATTTAGCTAGAAGTCGGCTTGAAGAACATAGACCGACCTGTATATCTATTTCCCAAAATGATATCAGTCCTTTAGGGGCTGATGGTAGATATATTGAGGTAGTTAGGTCCTATACGGATACTAATCAACTGCGCAAAACTGCGTAGTGGCACCTCTAACTGAATTTTGCTTTTGGGGTGTGAGCTGTGGAGTTGATAGACAAAGCTGTTTCACCAACCAGATTTTCTGGCGGTTTCCCCGTAGACCTTGCATGTTTTAGTTTTATTTTCGTGCTCGGCCATAGACCCGGATATTTAATCCGCTCCCTTAAGCAAGGAGTAATATTTGGGGGGTCAGCTCTCCGGCGGTAGTAGGGAACTACTTGTGCCACGGTGCTAAATCGTGGGTGTACGTTGGTATGAAAAACCACAACACGAG